TTGATTATACGCAATATGACTACAAACAAAAAGGCCGCCTGAAACAGGTTTTAAACCCCATTTCAGACGGCCTTTAATCAAGCTTTAAAAATCCCAGCCTTCAGAATCCATCCCAACCCTCCATCATTCCTGCCAACCTCCCAGTAAATCTACCAACTCACCAAGAATCGCACTCAGTGCAGCCGCCATCAGTAGCTGTGTGGCATAAGCCATACTTTCCGCATCATCGCAGCTGCCTTCAGCTTCTTCCTGCACAACGTCCAGCCATTGGATACGTTTCAGTGTTAAATCCTGTGTCAGAATAAATGCTATGCGGCCATTCCATACTAAGCCAAGTTCGGTTACTTTCATGCCGTTTTTGGCGTGTTGTACCACATCTTCGGCGGTAAGGTCTTTGCGGCTGATTTTAACTTTGGGAGCAACATCGCCCACACCGACCAGGGTAACATCACTATCTAACACAAACCGCCCCTGAGCTTCGCCCTGTAACAGCCAATTGGTCATCAATGATGCCGGCGATTGACGGGGAACTGGTTGTTGAGCCGGCAGGCCGCCAAGGGCTTCGCGCAACTTGGTCAACAGGTTTTCGGCCTTGCGGCGATTTGCCGTATCAACGAATAACCACTCGCCAGCAAATAAACCATAAGTGCGGCTGCTTTTAATCAACGCTTTAGGCAACAGGTCGTCGATAATTGCTTCGCGTAATTCATGCTTTTCTCTGCGGCCGACATTACGGTCTTCGGCAGTTTGGATCTTAACAACCTGTTCGTCCAATTTATGTTTGATGGCCGCACTGGGTAATACTTTTTCTTCTCGCATCAAACTGATAAGCATAGTTTTTTGAGCTTCAAAAATAATAGGGTTCCCAAATGGCACCGGAGAACAAAAGCCTTCACTAAACCAGTCTAATCCGGTAGGAGAACAAAACCAGTTTTCTGCAATTGCTGTTTTGAGGCGTTCAGCTTCTGGCAATTCAAACACACGGAATGGAGTAACTTGTTTAAACCACATATCTAATCCTTTTTCAAAAATGGCGGGTTGTTTCCCGCCGTGGGTCAATTTGCTTTACTCATCCTTTTGCGGCCTCAAACTCAACCGCATCTATAAATTTCTTGATGTTATAAGCCGTTATCTGCGCCATCGTTAGTTCGCATTCCAGCTCCACATCGCCGTCATAACTGATGGTTACACCGTTCAGGCCGTTTACTGTCATCTCGTCTTCTATCGTAATAACAATTTTTGCCATCACACCAACTCCTGCTCAGTAGGCTCAATCACAAAATCCTCAAGCCCCGACACAATCTTAATTCCCGGCACTTGGCCGTCTGAAAAACGCTCTTTTTGATTCAGGATGGCGTCTTTGTCGATTTCCTTTTTCGTGCGTATAAACTCGGCAAAGGCGGATTTCTCCGAGAGCCATGCCAAGACGGCGGCAACGCCCGTTACCTTGACGGATGGCGGACGGATGCGCCATTTAATCAGGCCGGTAGTAAAGTCCACGGTTTTGGTTTTACCGTTTTCCGTCAGCTCGTCCTTATGTGCCTCGCAGTATGCGGCCACACGTTCGGTCAGGCTCATGATTTCGGCACACATCGGCGCGGCTTTGGCGGCATATTCTTCTTCGATGACTGCTTTTTTGTCTCCGGCTTCGGTTTCCAGGCGTTTGACTTCGCGCTGCAAATCGCCAATTTTGCGGATAAACGCAGTAACTTCCGCTTTGTCTTGTGCCGCTTCGATAGCGGGCTGTTTGATTCGGGTTTTAGCCATTTTTTCTTTCCTTTCAGGTTGGGTTTAACATTTCGGCTTGCTCAAGCCTTGTTCGCGTTCGCGCTTGGCAAGTGCCTCAACTTTTGCGCGGTTTCTCAAAATCTGCTCGGTGGCGGTTTCAGCCGGAGGCGGTATCAGCGACTTGCCTCTTAATACCTCTTTAATCACGCCCTGTATGCGGCTTAAAGCCGATTTTCCCTTCGCTTTTTCCTCTTCCGTGGGGTGGTAATGGTGTTCCAATTTCAATGGCTCCGGCGGTGGCGGCAGCTTGTCTAAAAAGTCTTTCGGACTCGGCCAGCGGCTCATTTCATTCGCCAGCACCATAAAGGCCGTCTGAAAGCGTGGAACATCTCGCGCTTCGTCCCACGCCCGGCCGTGCGCCAACACACGGCTCCAAGTTTGCGCAGTGGCGGCCACAGTATCGGCAGCCGGCGAACCGCTCAGACGCAGGGTCAAAAGCATGGTCAGGCCGTCGATCATGGCGTTATGCAGTTGGGTAGGCAGTTCTTTCATTTTTTCAGTCCTTGCAGTGAGGCGGCTGCGGTCAGGGTTTGGCTGGGGTTGCCCGGCAGAGCGGCGCGGCGGTTTGGTTGGTTTGTCTGATTCCCTGCGCTTGGCTGGTCAACCCAGCCTGCAAGGATTTCATACAGGTATCCGTGCGACTTCAGCGGCGTTTTCAAACGACCTTGGTCGCGGGCATTAACGGTTTCATTAAAACCGTGAATCCAAGCCTCGGTAGGGGCAGGAAAACAAACCCCGTCACGCGCCGCCTCCTGCGCCTTAATCATCGGCAGCAACTCATTCAGCAGTTTCGCGGTACGCGCCCAAGAGAGCTGGGACTTGGCGGGGCGGAACAAACCGATATACCGTATCGCCGCCTTGCCCAATTCCGCATCCATCTCCAACACAGCCTTTAATACCGCCGAAGCCTCTGCATCATTGATTAAGGCGTCCAGGCTATGCACCGCCCCGCAGTTCGGGCATTTCACGTTCATTTGATTGCTCCGGACAACACCATCATCGACAGCCACGCGGCCAACAAGCCAAAAGTGATTCCTGCCGCGCCTAATATTTCGGCCTTCAGCGGACGGCGGCCATTAAGGAAGTCCGCCATACAAACCAAAGCCATACCCAGCCCCAAAACAAACGCCACACCGAAATAAATCCACTGAAACATCACACTTCCTCCCATAAAGTTATCGCCCGAGCCAAAGTTTCCGCCTCGGCAGTCTTCCACATCCCGTCCGGCGACCGCGCAGCGATTACAAAGCCTTCGCCGTCCTTCTTCATCAGCATCAGCTCGCCACGGTCTTCGAGCCATTCTGCAATTTCTTTTGCATTCATTTCTTAAATCCTTTTAAATCAATATCTTATATTTTCAACAAGGCAAAAAAATATAGAGCAACATCAACGGCTTACCGTTTTAATTGTCGTCATACCCGTCATGGCCTTCGCCTATCATGTGCAACACGACGATTCGGGCCAGCATTTCAAGCCAAATCCCCAGCAGCACCAACACCGCCAATCCGACAACAAACCAAATCATTTTTTCTCCTCCTTCTTCTCGGCAGGCCGTTTAAAACGCGCCTGATATTCCTCGATTTCGCGCTCCCGGCTTTTTTGCACCATTCGCGCCGTCGCACGCCTGCGGTGTTGTCCCCAAGCCTGCCAATCCGTATTCCGTCGTCCGAAACTCATTTCACACATCCTTTCATAATCGCCTTATCGCCATATTTCGCGCGGATTTCCTTAACCGCCCGTGCCAAAGCCTCTTTTTTCGCCGCAGGGCTCAATAAAATTGGCTTATCGCTCATAAACAATCCCTTTCATTTTTTCCTCCGTACTCATCGCCTCGTATTGCTCGCCCAAGGCTTTTGCCTCCAAATCCGCCAGACGCTCGCGGCGCGACATTTCCAACTTCGCCGCCGACACCACCGGCTTAGAGCAGCTGTGCAGCATCGTGCCCACCAAAACTGCCCAAAACAACAACCAAAAAGCCAAACCGATCCACTTGGTTTTTCGTTCGCAAAACAAATTAGACATTTCATATTTCCTTATAAATCAATTACTTAATATTTTCTCAAGGCAAAAAAATTATTGCGTACCCAATCCGCCTTAATCTGCGCCGCCCATTCCCTAGCCTCCTCTTTGGTTTCGAAGCTTTTCCGCAGTCGGCGGATTTGCAACCATGCGAAGCCTTCTTTGCGCTTGCCGCGTACATCAGCCCGCCAAATCTTCCTCCGTTTATGGGTTTCATAATCGTGCCAAGTGTCCTCATAGACTCCGGCGTGTACCGCATATTCGTGTCTCATTTCAGACGGCCTTTCTTATCGGATAATTAAGGAGCTGTATTTCTTAACGATACCGGCCTGCATCTTGATACCGTTCTTGTTCGCCGTGCGTACCGCGCCGCGCATCAATTTGCTCATCCGGCGCGTATTGCCGTTACTATGTTTAACCAGTTCCAAGAGCGTTTCTTCGTCCGCATCAGGCAAAGCCGCTTTCGCAATCTCAAAGAGCTCGTCATCCGGCAAAGATTCGCCCAAATTCAGCGCAACAGACACGCGGCTGTAAAGCTGTACCAGCTCGCCATGCTTACCGCGCAAATTCGCAACCAGTCGGGGCATACCGCTCAACACCAAGCCGCAGCCAGTCTCATCGTGCAGACGGCGTACAATTTCAAGGGCGCGTAGCGGCAGGTTTTCCGCTTCATCGACCACAATCAGACGGCCCGAATCGCGCAGGCGGTCAGATACAGACTCAAACAAATCATTCAGGCTGCCCATCGCCGATACCTTCGCCGCTGTCGCCAACTTGCGCATCAGGACCAAAGCCGTAAAGCTCGGATTAGCCTCAATCAAGATGGCCGCAGGGTTTTTCTCGCAGTAGTTTTTGACTGCCTGCGTCTTGCCCAAGCCGGCCTGACCGTAGATCACCACCGTTTCGCCGCCTTCGTGCGCATCGCGCATCACTTCTGCAATACGGCGTGTCGTCTTAGTCGATACAAAACCCAACACCAGCTCTTCACGTCGCGCCTTACTGTCCTGCATCTCCAAAAACGCCTCGATTTTCGGCTCGATGGTTTCATAATTGCCGCCTTTTTCCGCATAAGTGCCGTTCAGATACATACTGATTGATGCCGGTGAAGTACCGATACCGCGTGCCAGTTGAGTTTGGTTCATGCCTGATTTGGCTTTAAATTCAGCCAGTTTTTGTTGCAATGTATGATTGATTTGTTTCATTTTTTTAGTCCTTTTAAAAGAGGTTTAAAACCGTTCTAACTTCTATCCGCCTCAAATAGCACAAAATCGTCCGTGCCCGTTTTCGGCAATACCGCATACTTCGCCTCGATGACGTTTCCGCCCAAATGTCCCAGCTCGTCCCAAACCGCAGCCTGTTCCAAAGCCGGATTGACTTCCGCATTTGCGAGCTTGATTGCATTTTCCGCCCGCTTGATTTTGCCTTTTCGGCGTTTTTCCGCCAGTTGGTCGATACGAGCCGTTGGGAAAGCCTCGCGGGTATTGCCGTTCGCCTGCGCCTTAGTGATAAACTTGCCGTCCATATCAAACACATTGACCGCCGACGCATCGCTCAAATCGTAGCTGACCCTTACCTCGTCTTTGTGATACTCCGCCAGCTCGGTTGAAAAATAAGAGTTGTTGAACAAATCCAGCCAACCGCGCTGTACCTTTCGCACCTCTTGCGGCATAAACATCGTCGCCAGCTCTTCCGCCGACAACATATCCAGCGCAATCCCGTCCTGTTCCAGCCTCATTTCCCGATATTCCTTCGGCGAATAATGCCCGCCGTCAGGATGTCGGGGCAGCTCGCCGTGCGGGCGGTTGTTGTATTCGTCGATACACTTGACCACATCCGCGATAAAACGCGACCAGCTCGGCAGTTTTTTCAAATATTTCTGTTGTTCCTCCGTCAAATCCTTGCCTTTTTCCAAAGCGTTAAAAGCACTTTCCATCTTGCGGTACATCAGGTTCTTCGTACTGCTGTCCATCCCCGCGCCCGCAAACGTCTCATACTGCCGCGCCATCTCAATCAGATTGTCTTTCCACCATCGCTCGATGATGCCGCGCCCTTGCGGGTTGCCCGCGATACCCGTTTCATGCCGGATACCCAATCGGGACGTAATACCCGTGATTTCATGGTCTATCGTCTTGCCGGTTTGGCCGCCGCCGTTATCCGAGTAATAAATAATCGGCAAACCATAGTGCTTGACCCCGATACGCAGAGCGTCCGACACTGCTACGCAACTTTCAGCCAACGACACCGAAAAACCGACCACAAACCGCGTACAACCATCAATAATCACCGTCACTTCCGGCTTAAACGGCCTGCCGTGTACCGGATGCGCCACCTTCGCCTTAAAGCTGTGGCCGTCACCGATCCAAACATCGTTCGGCTTCAAAGCCCCCCAATCACGTTTCACATAAGGCAGCAGCGATTTATAAGCCGCCCCCGTTTTCCTGCCGCGCTCCTGCATAATCATCGGCAGCTTGTCCCAAACGCGCCGCACCATACTCAAGTTAGGCACATCATTGACCGGCATATTTTCCGCTTCCGCCCACTGCACAAACCGGCGGTAGCTGTGCGCTAGCTTCGGAGCTGAAGGGATGTTGTGAAACTGCATAAACATCGGCAACCACCCGTAGCTCTCAATCGGCTTGACCGCCTTCGTCGTCTTCGGAGCCAAAGCCACCAGCCGCTCCGTCGCGTTTTCCGCCTTAAGGTAGGCAGATATCCAGCCGTCTAAAGTACGTTCGCCAACCTTCGCCGACCGGCTGCGGTCATTAGCCTTTTCCAAATTCCCAAGCGTAACCGCGTCCAATTTGCCTTCTGCCAGCAAGCCCAAAAACTGAGCCACCGCAGCCTTGGCAGAGCAACCGTATTGATATTTGATACCCAACACCGCCGCCACCACCGCACATCGCGCATCCGCCACCGACCGTTGTTTCTCGTTCAACAGCTTGGCCGCTTCAGCCAGTGCCTGAGCCGACATCGCCGTCCCCGGTCTGACTTGGGGCAGGGTTTTCGGCATCTTCTCCGCCAGCTCGTCCGACTGCCGTTTCATGATGGCTGCTCGGATTTCGGCAGGGAGGGAAGCGATTAAGTATTTTTTCAGACGGCCTCCACGCGCTTTGCCAACTTCTTCGATATACGGCCAGTTTTCTTTTAAGGCTCTTTTATGTATGGCAGGTTGCGAAACTTTTAAAACTACCATCAACCCTTTGGTATCAATAGTTTCCATCTCATTTCAACCCCAGTTTTCGAGCAATTTCAAACCCCTTACCGTATTTGGCTTTATTCTGACCGCCGACAACTAAATAAACTTCTCGCGGTTTATAGCCGTTTTCACGTGCCCAAGCTGCCAGCGTCTTACCGTCCTTTTCAAAATTTTCCTTTAATTTTTCAATAGTTATAGCCATAGATAGCCCTTTCTCTTTATGTTAAAATGCTGAACTAATACAGAACCAATCTCGGATTTGTTATATACATAATATGAACTTTAGTTCATATTTGCAAGGATTTATATATGAATAAAAGTTCAGAAATAGCTAATAGATTGAAAGATTTGAGAATTAAATGGAATAAAACCCAGACTGAAATGGCAAAAGACTGTGGAGTATCCCCTAGAATGTGGATTAAATATGAACAGGGTCTAAGTTTTCCTGGTGGTGAAATATGGTTAGCCTTGGCAATAAATGGAGCAGATGTGAATTACCTGCTTACTGGATGGGAGGTTTCAGACGACCCTCAAGACGTGAGCTTAAAAGAGGATGAACTCAAATTGATTGTTGACTATCGCCACTCAACTAAGAAAAGTAAGGAAATAATTTTGACAATTGCTGAAATGGTAGACAAGAAGCCAAATAAAAAAGAACCGGCATCTGATAATGACATTGCTCTATTTATTGCTGACTTAGAGTAACGAAACCCTCCCTAATCAACAGAAAAAACTGGGGTCTTAATAACTGAACCTTAATTCTCAGTTATTAAGACCTTTTCCTTTTGAATTAATACTATATTCATATATTATTGATTTTTATATTACTTTTATATAATAACTAGATTTTCAGGTTATTTAGATGGTTATTAGGAAGGTCTATACGCTCACCCCCGTCGACTTACGTAAATTTATCTTTATCCCGCGATACAGCGTGGAAGCGGCAGCAGGGCATGGACAAGCAGTGAATGATGAAAAACCATTATTCTGCATGGCTTTCCGGAGATACTGGATAGAAAACTACGTTACCCGACAGACAGACAAGCTCTCCGTAATCGCCGTCAAAGGCGACAGCATGGAAGGCATCCTGAACCACGGCGACAACATCCTAATCAACCACGCCGAAACCGAGCCGCGCGACGGCCTGTACGTCCTACGCATAGGAAACGACCTGTTCGTCAAAAACATCCAACGCCTGCCCGGCCGGCTCTTGGTTAAATCCGCCAATCCCCTCTACGAGCCTTTTGAAATCGACCTCACAGCCGACAACACCGATATAGCCATCATCGGCCGGGTAGAATGGTTCGGCCGTACCGTAAACTGATTTTAAAACCCTCTTAAAATAGTTTTAAAAAATTCCCAATCCCGTCAACTTCAAACAAAAAACCGCGCATTCCGGCGCGGTTTTGTGAAAAAGCTGGCGTAACTTTTCCGGATACAAAAAAACGCCGAAATCCACGTCTTTCGAAGATTTCAGCGTTTTTTTACTCTATTTGTTCCTTGTGCAAAAACTAACAGTCCCCCACATTTCCACCCTTTTTTCAGACGGCCTTAGCTTCAGTTCACAACTGCCAACGGCGTTTTCTCAATCTCTTCTACCCAGAAATCTGTACCCATACCTCGTTCGGCAAGGGAACCGATGAGCGTGAACACTTGGTCGGAGAAGCCGCCGATGTTTAAGATATCGTGACGGTTTCGTGCTTGAGCCTGGACATAGGGCTGGATATCCAGACAAACAAGTTTGGCTTCCGGGCAGCGTCGTTTCAGAATGTCCCACTCTTTCATCAGGCTGGTTGTTGCGCCCCATCCTTGGTTGTCATCTGCCCAACTTTCGTTGTCTGACACGATAACGACCAAATCCACATCAGCTTTTTCGCGGTTCAACATGGCGAGCGGTGCGCTGCATGCTGTTCCGCCACCGCCGATATTGGCGAGTTTTTCGGCATTGGTCATGATGCTGTCGCGCGGATTGAGCTTCACGTTTACTGTGATTTGTTCAAACGGTATCACGCGGGCTTGCGGGTTGGTACGCAGCATGGCGGCAGATACGAGTGCGGCAATGTCGATGCAGCGGGTTTTGCTGGTCGCGCTGCCGCGATGGCCGGTAACCGAGCTGTGCATAGAACCGGAGACGTCCGGACAAACCACCACTTTGCCTCGGATGGCCGGTACGTTTTGTACGGCAGTTTCCATCGCGTCTTGCAGCGCTTCGCGGATTTCAAACGGCATTTGATTAGATGTTGCCTGATACGCGGTCAGCAATTGGTAAGGCAGGACGCGGGCACGGGCAATGGCGGG